GCGGGGCGGCGACGGTAACACTCCAGCTTTGAGTGCGAGATCGCAACATTAGCGTGATAATCTTGTATTGATTCATTCATCTTTTTTGTCCTCGGAGTCGCAGATGAACGGCCAGATCACGATGAGTAAAATCGAGAACAGAATGAGCGTTGCCCATTCGCAAATCCAGCCGATCAATCTGCGGATTGAGTTCACAGATCGGTATCCTCCAGCTTGATCTTAAATTGGAGCGGGTCGATTTCGCTTTCGCTCTCGTCTTTAAAGCGCACCGACCAACTGACCTTTACGTTGATCTTCGGCGCGGCTGCGAGGCTGTCCCACTCCACCGAGAAAGCGCACTTGGCTTTCGGCTCGGTCTGGTTCTCGTCCTCGATGAATGATTCCTGCGCCGCCTTAGCGATTTGTTTGAAGTGCGTTTCGAGCAAGCCTCGGAATTGTTCCGTGGCTGCGTTGATGACTGCTGTCTGTTTTAGATCGTTATCGTTCATGATTCTTTCGTTTGATTGTTGATTCGTTTGCTGAAGAAAAAGCGCAGACCGCGCTCGATGTCACCGTGGCCGACGTAGCGACCGTGACTATCTACGCGCTCGCCTCGCTCGTTGGTGTGATGTGACTTCATACGCTCTAGCACGCGAGCCTCTGGCTTATAGAGTCGGCTCCGGTCGTAAACGTCGGAGCGGCGGATAGCTTGACCCATTACGTTCACGCCGCACCTCCAATCGCGTCGCTCAGTCCGCCAGCGACTTTCTCACTAAGCGGCGTCACGTTAATCTCGGGCGCGATGTCGCGCGCTTCCTCGACCGTGCGTAAGCCTTTGAGTATGTCGCCGAACTGGTCGCGCAGGATAAAGCCTCGAGCGCGGAACTTCAACATACGCTTTGGATAGTCAGACCACGGGCCGGACTTGCCCCAGAGTTTTGCGCCCTTCGCGTCGGCAGTCGTGAACGTCTCGCTTGCTGCGTCGAATCCTTTGCGACGCACCGTAATCTTGTAGCCATGGGTATCCTTTCCGACCTCACCAACTTCTTCCTCGGCGTAGGTTTCGAGCTGGCCGCTAGCGCGAACCAAAGCAAGAGCGGCGTCGCCGTAGATCGCTGGCCTGCCGTTGATGACTGCCGTGTTTTGCAGAGCGGCCATTGGCGTGAGTCCTAGTTCCATTCCTAGTTGAATCGCGATCATCACGCTCTCCGGTTTCTCCATGCCGCGCGGTGCGAAGCCGCTGGCGACGACTGCCTTGGCGAAGCGGAAAGCCTCGTCGATTGAAGCCAACTGCACGCCTTGATTGCCGAAGCTGATCTGTGCTTTCGGAGCGGTATCTTGTACCGCGACTTGAGTATCTGTTTTAACGTTCGTGTCCATTGTGTTATCGGTTTTGTTTTGTGTTTTGCCGCCCGTCATTAAGTTGGCGGGCGGTTTTCCTTTAAGGAAATTGTGCTGGCGTATTTTCGCACCGCCACCAGCGGCGTCGGAGGCACTATTTAGAGTCCGTTGCGTAGACAAATTAGAACGGCACTTCTTCCGTCTCGACTGGCTTAGTCGCTGCTTTCTCAGCACTCTGCGGCGCAGGTTCGCGGCGTGAATACCAAATTGTGCGGGCAGCGTTCTTGAGCAACGTGTCGGCCTCGCGAGGAGGAAATGGTGTTCCGTCTTTGCGGAGATTTTGTTCGCGGTCGGCTCCGTAATAGCGAAGCTGCGCATCACTGAGCTGACTGACTGGCGTACCAGCGTTCTTGCCGAAATGCACCGTCACATCGCCCGCGTTATCGACCCAGACTTCCGGTGCCGGTAGCGAGGTCGGAAGCGGAGTGCTCGATGCTACGCTCGGTGCCGTGGCGACCGCGCGTGGTTTGGTTTCAAGAGCAGCACGGATTGCGCGCAGCTCGATGAGGAGTTCGTTGTGTTGTTCGCTGGTCATTTGTTGTTCCTTAGTTTTTGCAAAAGTTTAATCTCGGAAGTATTCACCAACCGCGCGACGTAGCCAAGGTCTTGCGCGATGCGGTAGGCGTAGCCGGTCGAGATGCCCAGATCGTAGGCTGCGACCTTCATCGACTCGCCTCGATTAATTGCCGAGATGATTCGCGGGCGGTTGCGCGGGTTGCTTGGGCGGCTCATTTCGAGAAGGCTTTGACCTTGGTGGAGTAGCTCTTGGTCGCTGGTTTCGTCGCGCCTTTTGGGCCGCCGTTGTGAATCCGCGCCAGCGTCTCGACGTCGCCCGCAGCCCACGCTTGCGGCGCGTAGCGTTTGAGGTAGGCGGTCACGACGCGCTTGGAGTAATCGAGATCAGCGCACCGCGAGTAGTCACCGGCAACGCGACTGTCGGCGTGGTAAGCGCGGTGGATTTGAAGCGGGCCAAGTGCCTTGCCGTTGTCTCCGATGGTCGGGCCGAGCTTGCCGCTCGTCTCGACGATGTGCAGAGCGCGGAAGAAAGAAGCATCGGGCGCGGCTTGGGCGGTGAGAGTGAGCGCGAGGAGGAGGAGAGTGGATTTCATTTTGCGAGTTTAGCTGCGTTGCGTTTCGCTTGGGCGATTTGTTTTGCGGTGCAGTCTGCGGCGATTGATTCGGCGAGAGCAACGGCCTTGTCGGCGCGAGCTTGGTCGGGCGCAAGCAGAGCGAGGACTAGAGCGTGGGTGAGTGCGGTGGTGGAGTTCATCGGTCAAAATCAATGGTGATGCACTTGGCAGCGTTTACGAATACCGTGGGACGCTCGGCGTAAATCACGTTCAGCAGCTTTCGCAATGCGCTAGGTGTTTTGATTTGATGCACCACCTCATCCGCAACAACCATGTAACGAGGAAACGTGCCACGCTCTGATGCTGGACGCTCGATGGCTTTGATGCCGAGACTTTCAATCGTGTGCGTTTTATTCACAGGAAAAAACAGGTTCATGTTATAGGTTATATCGGTGCTGGTGTGCATTAGGCGTTGCGACCGTAGTTTGGAAACGATGTGTAAACTTCGTAGCTCAAAACATTCGACCGCTTTTGCAGGCGAGTCGCCGCACCTTCAAGCTGGCCAGCAACGCCGGTGTGGTTAATCGACAGCGCATTCTTGCGGTGAGCCTTGGCGCGAGCCTCCAGCTCATCAGACAATTCCAGCTTCTTGATCTGCTCGTCCGAGATCGTGATCACTTGGGTGTTTTCGCCCCAGATGCTTTTGATTGCGACCTCGGACACATCGCCACTCACGCGCTTGGCCTTCAATGCATCTTCAGCAGAAAAGTTTGTGCCGTCGAAAAATAATCCGGTGAGTTTGTTGCGGAGGATCGTGATTTGGTTTTTCATGTTGTTGTTTTTTTGTCTCGGGCTTGATTGCCTTCGATGTGAATACCAAATCACAACTCCGTCCTGATTAGAAGACTTTTCTTCTTATCTTTCTCAACACAATCCTTTACCTTTGATAATCAAAGGTTTATGTAATTCGTTTTTTAACCACAACTGGTCGATACCAACTCATAATCCTGATTCCTGCCGAGGAAATTGCCGTGCCTCGATACATCTCGATGTGACCAGACTCCATGCCGCGTCGCAGATATTGGAGCGCGGTGCCGCGTGATATGTCGAGCGCGTCGCAAAATTGATCAGTCGTCATCCAGCCCTCGCCTTTGGGCTGACGAGTTTTTGCTGTCATCACCGAGCGCAATTCAACCGCCCAGTTAGGCGTGATAGGTTTTGATTTCGCTCGCGGCATAAAATTGTCCTCCGATGTTTCGTGTCTGAAAAAGCTGATACGTTCCGTCGGAAAATAAAATACCATACGCCCAGCCTTGCGCCCACTTAAGCTTACCTGTCTTTTTATTAACGTAATCCATGTCTCTCACGCACATACAACCAATGCTGCGCGCCTCGACTGGTTCGCGCGATGCAACGGATGCGACCTCGATGGAGTGAATATGTCCATGCAGACAGCTGCCATAGATTGCCGCGTGCGTTCGACACGCGCCGACGCCCGCGTGGAATCCGTGCAGCACCGAGAGTTTGCCGAGATCGAGCACGCCGAGATCGGAATCGTACGGCAGCATTTTAGCGCGGCATTTCTTCACCACTGCTTCCATCTGCTTAATGCCATCAGTAGCGTAATCACGAAGCATACCAGAGCAAGAGTTGCGAAATTCATAAAGTCGTTCGTCGTGATTGCCACGCAGGAAATGATTGCTCGCGCCGCCGTCGAAGAAGCGACGAAGGAAATCGTTGCCCGCCTCCCAGTCGTCGGCCAGCGATGCGGCTTTCTCCTCGTCGCTCGCGCCCTTGCGTAGATTGCGGAAGTCGTAGTTGTCGCCAGCGTGGACGCGTATCTCAGGCTTCCACTCTTTCATGAACGACCAGAGTGCGCCGACGCTCGCCTCGTCAGCCATGTCGCCATGATTGTCGCTGACGACGACGAAGCGTTGTGCTCCTTTAGACATCGAGTGCGTCGCTTAGGTCAATCGAGGTAAGCCCACCGCCAGCAAGCAACGTCTCGGCCTTGGCTGCAACGTAGAGTTGAGCGAGGACTTGGTGGTCAGCGAGTGCGGCCGCTCCGAGATACTGCGTGAACTTCGCGCCGCTGAGTCGCAGCTTGGCGATGACTGGCACGAGGTAATCGGCACCGGCCTGCGCGTGCGCTGCGTCGAGATAGAGCGCGAAGATCGCCGACGCCTCCAGCGTTGAACGGTCGTAGCGGTACGACGTCAGGCGAATATAATTGCCAGAGATACCGGACGGCAGAGCGATTGTTTTTTGAAGAGCCATGTTAATTGTATTCGGTGAAGTCGAGGTTGAACCGGTAATTGCCCGCACCAATGTTGCTTCCGTCCAACGTCGCCGCGCGAACGTAAGCAGTCGAGGAACTATTTGAGGCGTTATCAAAATCGTAAGCGGCAATCAGGTTTGCATCGCTCGCGCAACCACCGACACCGACGTCGGGCTTCGTCGAGAATCCACGGTTGGAAATGTCCACCGAGAATGTCTCGGTTGGCGAAGGTGAACCACCACCAAGCGCGACGACGTGCGATGCCTGAAACACGGCTTGAACTTGGCGCACGCTCGATGCTGAGGTCGCTCCGGTTTTGATGCCGCTTACGCTCACGTCGCTCTTGTCCTGCGCGCTGACCGTACCGGCTCCAAGAAAAGCGTTGTCAGCGGCCAAGCCTACATACACCCAAGCCGACGCTACGCCGCTGCGATTGACTGCGCGCAAGAAAGTAAAGCCCGTTGAAGGAGTCGCGGCATATAAACACATCGTGTTGGCCTTGGTTGAGACCAACGAGTTTGATCCGCCAGCTTCTCCGAACCAAGTGTATGACGTGTCGCTACTATTGTTTGTAGATACGGCTTTGATTTCGTAGTGATCAAAATCCGTCTCGGTGTTCGGAGTCCAAGATGCGCGTGTGCCGAAATAGTATTCGCGCGTGCTCTCGATGAGCTTAGGCGTCACGCCGATCTTAGACAGACTTGAACCGCTCGGCGTAGCCGGTGCCGTAGAATTGTTCGGCGCGGTCTGCGTGCCACCGCTAACGATGCTGCTTGCAATGCCGAACGCGCTGAACGCTTGCACGGCGATTTCGTAAGACACGTTCGGCGTCAGGTCGTCGATTGATGATGTGCTGCCTCCGGTGCTGCGCTGGTCTGCGACAATCCATCCAGCCGTTCCGCTCTTGCGGTAAAGTACGTTCATGATGACGCAGCGCGTTGTGAACGCTGGCACATTGACGACGATGCGCGCGAGCGTGGTGCCGTCGCCGCTCAAATAAGTTCCGGTCGTGTTGACCGTCGGCGCGCTTGGGTCAACCGGCGGCGTGCTGTCCGTCTGCCCAGCGGTCACCGCCACCGCGGTTGCGCTCGCGCCGGTGCTCTTTGCGCTTTGATTCTCGCTGCGGTCGTAGGCTGAAATCCAGTAATAGTAAACCGTGCCAAGCGTCAGATTAACGTCCACGAATCGGCTCGCGCGCGTCTCGGCAATCTTCGTCGCGCCGCCAGAGTCGTTGCTCGTGTTACGCCAAACGCCGTACTCGCCGAAGTCGGGTTCGGTGTTGTCGTCCCAGTCGAGCGATATGATTTGCCCAGTACCGGCAATGGCCGTGAGTCCGGTCGGAGTCGCTGGCGGCGTAGTGTCCGGCGCGACCGTGACCGAGCTGGTGACGTAGCTCGTGCTGATCTTGAAGTAAGATTCGCCGAAGATTCGCACGTCGTAGTTGGTGCCGATCTTCACGTCGGAACTGATATAATCTTCCGTCTGCGCGCCTTCAACTCGGCTCCACGTCAGGTAGGTAGTGCTTGTGCTCGGCTTGTATTCGATGACGACGGCGCCACCGCTTTGGATGAACTCCTCGGCTGGCGGCGTCCACTTTACTTTAATGCGCGGAATTGCCGTGCCGTCGGCTTGGATGAATTGCGTGGTGCCGTCTGCGGTGAGCGCGAGAGCGGAAGGCGCGGACAACGTGAACGGATTCGGCAACGTGGTGTTGGGTGCGTCTGGAACGTAAATTTGATCGTCTGAAACACTCCACGAATAAACCGACGACGCGGTCTCGCGCAGCGTCATGTCGATGTATATCTGCGGAGGATTTCCGTCAGTCGCAAAGTGCCACTCCATCACCTCGAAAACTTTCGACGACCAACCGAGCTTTGCGTTGGTGATCATGACCGTGTCGCCCGCGCGAACTTGCATCGCTTCAAGACGAAAGCGGGCGGTGAATGTGATTTCTTCGCGCGCGCGGCGCAGCTCGATGACGGCCAAGCGTTGAGCGCAGGATGACGAGGTCGTGAACGGCAGCACAACGTCGCGGTAATAGCGCGTGTTGTTGTCGTTCGTGACGTAGGTCGCCGACGAGATCGTCGGAAAGTCCGACACTTGCCAGCCGTTGCCTTCGCTGACGTAAACGCCTTTCACCGAGTTTACGCGGTCGCGCGCGCTCGTGCGCGTCTGGATGTTTAGCGGGCCGACGAAGTGCTTTTCGGTAAACGTCACCGTTGGGATGCGATAGCCGCCAGCGTAAGGAACGACCTTGCCTCCGGAGTACGCGATGAGTCCGCCCATCGCTGAGAGCAGCTTGCCGATGTTCTCGTCGGGCGACGCACTCGTGGCGATGACGCCGTTCGCCTCGTAGCGGTTTTCGTAGGTCGTCGGAGAGAGCGGAAGAATCTGCACTTGCTCGTCGCAGATGTTCGCGGCTGCGGTGATCGCGGTGTCGTCCACTTCGGCAGAGGTTAATCCCATGCCGAGCGCCGAGTCGGTGAGATAGTCGCGTAAGCACAGCGCGGCGTTTGCCGAGTAAACCGTCGTCGTCGTGCGCGGGTCGTAAACCTTTTTGCCTTTGATGACCGCCGAGATGTTCGGAATACCGCTTGGAAATTTCTCGGTGTCCCAAGTTAGGCGGACGTATAGGTAAGCGATGCCGCGAAGACGATGATTATCAGTCCATTTTCCATCCGTCAGTGTGCTTGTTTCGTCTCTTAAATCAGTATCAACCGTCTGATAGGACTCGCCAAGATGCTTATTCACGCGTGCAACGCCGTTGTAGAATCCGGTCGGAGTATTACTGACGAGCGGAACGAGTTCGTCGTTAAAATACACCTCCTCGATTTCTTCGATCTCGTGGCCTGCCAACGTAACAACAATGTGAAGCCATTCATTTTTGCTTCCGGTCGTGGACAAATAAACGATGGTTCCAGAAACGCGACAACGACCATAAACCATGTTGCGCGCCGAAATCGGAGAGCGCACCATCTGAGAGCGATTAGTTAATGATGAGTCAGAAAAACTTGGAGGCTTTGGAGCCAGTAGTTTTGATGCGGCCATTGAAGCCGCGGTGACCGCAACGAAAGTTACAACGCCAGTAACGAACGCTAAAGTCGTTGCGCTGACAACAACTGTGGTGCCAGTGGCAGTAGCATAAGCAGTGAAAAGCCAAATTGCGATTGATTCAGCCATTGTAGTTTAGATTTTCCAGCAGATTGAATTTTTAATCTCTGCGTTTGGTGCAAAGATCAGACCGTTTTTAGAAACAAACGCCGAATGATTTCCGAGGTTTATTCCAGCAGAGTCTCCATTTCCTGTGTCGAAAATTACAATGTCGCCGCGCGCAGCAAATCCTTGGCCGATTGCTTTGAATCCTAGCGGCTCCATTTGCATTTGAATAGTTCCGATCAGCCCACCGTTTTTTTCCAGCACGCGCACGCCAGAAAGCGCACGGTCATAAGTGCCGCGCAAGGTCGCCGCTGGGTCGAGTCCGGTGCAAAGCTGAATCCAGTCAGCACCGAACAAACAGCAATCGTTCACGCCCCAAGCGAAAGGCTCGTTGCGTTTGCGGTCGATGTAGGCGGCGAGAGTTTCGGGCCAGTTTTCACAGCGAGTCGGCATCGTTAATCGTAAGTTGTCGGGCCGTAATTTCCACCACTGTTATCATCAACTGGAGCTGCGAGTTTTGCGTTGCCCCAATAAATTTGTTTTTCTTGAATCGAGTTCACGAACTCCAAGCCCTTGTCTAGCGGGTAAAGGTTCTTCTGCTCCTCATCGGTGTAACGAATCTCGCGCGGACGCCGAAAATCCACGAGCTTATTTTCGGCAGTCATGCCAATGGTCGCGTTTTGTCCGTCATCGTTAATCGACATGACATCCATGCGACCAGAAAAGATCGTGATCGGAGTCGAGACAAGCGAGCCGCTGGAATCGAGCGCGCCAAACATGATCGAGCAAGCCTTGCCTTGGTAGTTCTCGGTAAGAGCTACGGCAATCAAAGCGGTCGGCACGCCTGACAACTGCATCGAGATACCACGGGCAGCAAGGTCGGTCGTCTCCTCGACTGGCGAGATCGTGCCGAGCGTGCCAATGCCGAGATAGCCTGTGCCGCTATAAGTGATCGTGCCGTAACCGCTCCAAAGATTGAGCGGAGTCTGAAAAGCAAGCGACGCGAGAATGATCGGAGAGAGTTGCGACGCGCTGACCTGCGTCGTCATGTCGTTGCTGAGAGAACGTCCTGCGGTCGTGATGCTCATTGCGCGACGTCCTCCATCACGTTAAACGAAACGCCGTAGAACTTGGCCGTGTCGATGCTCCACTGCGTAGAAGTATCTGTAAGACGAAACACGCCCTTGGCGTTGTTATATGTGATCGCTGTTCCGGCTGCGTATGATGAACGCAAAACTGGATATAGATCAACCGACGAGGACGAGTTAGATTGCACGACCTTGTAAAGCGAGGTCGAGATTTGCAGCCAGTCGCCGACGGCGAATTGCCCACTCGCGCCGCTGATGCCTAGCGTCGTTCCGTTGGCCGTAGCCGAGGACACAGTGAGCGTGCCGGTCACGTTGCCGCGTGGCGTCGGATTAGCGAAGTCTTGAAAATAGAACGTGCCGCGCTGGGCCATGAGCAGAAACGACACGACCTGTTCTGCCGCGGCGCGCGTCATTGGTGGGCAATCGACGGTGCCGAGCCAGCCTTGGCCGCTCCAGTTGTATTGCTGCACCTGCATCGTGAACGGTGAGATGTTGCGCGAGATCGCGCTCATCCCAGTCATTGATAGGCGCGAGGCTTCAAGCGCAGCGGGCGGCGTGAGTGGATAGGAGATAGCCATGAGGATTAGGCGAAGGCTGAACGATACGCGCCACCACGTCGAACCATATCAGGAATCTCGGCTTTAAGGCGGCGACGTTCTTGCTCCAAGATCGGGCCAAGTTCATTGCGCGTGACGCCAGCGGCAATGTTGTAGTTCACATTGATCGAAGGGCCAGCGGAGCCACCACCTTGATTCATGTTGGAGTTGGAAACGATAGAGCCGCTGGCGCGCGGCACGAATAGTTCTGGGCCGCGTTCTCCGACGACGTAAGGACTG